AATATTAAAACGTGGGCGAGCTAAGCTCCGGCGTAGCTAAGGCTGCTGCGTAGCGTAGTGGTTTCTACCCTCCCAGGGGTACACACCGCCGCGCGTGTCGTAAATTGATGCCGGCAACAGCCAGTTTTGGCGTTCCGGCGGGTTTTAGGTGAGAGAAGAACACCTTTTTCAGCGCACTTCCACGCACCTTCCAGACACAGAAATAGGGGTATTTTAGGAAAGGTAATTTATGAGTCCCCAATTGTACCCCAATATATTGGAGTACAATTTACCTATCGGTGTCTCCATTTTTAACTATTCTTCAATCACTTACCATTTACCACACAGTAAATGGTAAAACCACACAGTCACCTTCAAACGACAACGTTTTCGGATATGTTTTTTGTTTTTTCTTTTTTTTTTATTACTCTCAAACGATGACGTTTTAGAATTTATATTTTTTTCTCTTTACTTTTTATTTTTTCTCTTTCCTTGGGTTTTCCTGTTTCGATTCGCTGCGCTCCCATTTCTTTCATAAATAATATATCCTTGTTTCTTTTCTTTGTTTTTCCTCTTCAGTTCCGTTTTTCCTTTTCTCATCCGTTTTCTATCCGTATATATAGGTATATACGGTACAAACCCATGTATAAAGATTTCAAGCCAACATGACAACACGTGTAATACGTCTCCATCATCACTTTATCCCTTTAATGGACAATCACATAATAATAAATCACTCACAACCACACAACTACACAAAATATCTGTTCATTAAGTCTATAAATGAATGCACACTAAACAATTCCATCAAATAAGCAGAAATGACAACGAGCGGAACAAACAAGGAGGGAGTCAGGTTCATAGTCGACGTTCGCATCATGGAGAATATGAAGATCTTCATTCACATGAGGATACTATCCACAAAGTCACCATCGCTAATCAAGTATGAAGGGATCGTCCAGTACACGTACGAAGACATACACGTTCCATTCGACTTCAACGGCTTTGAAGGGAGCATCATAGCGAATTTCCTATTCGCATACAACGGGGCAAAGATAGAAGAGATCGAGATAGAAGATATAGTTCACAGACTTGATATACTTGTACTTGAAAACCCAGAGATATTGGGAATGGATGTAATCGAACCATACATATTCAATAAGAAGTTCACCGTTTAAATTCCAACCACAAACCAGCAATGCATATTTAACACACATATCACCAACAACAAACAGACCCATAATCCATAAAAGGCCATCTTCAAAGGCCCAATCACTTCCAAGCCCATTAAATTGGCCCATTAGAAGTCAAATCCAGTCAAGACAAGCAGTGGGACGACCCACTGCGCGGCCACCGGGCACCGCTCGCCCACGGT